ATGAAATTAAATAAACGAGCGGAACAGTTTATTAACGCCTATGCAGCAGGTCTTGCAGAGAGTTACGGCGTTAATAAGCCCAATCGCTATTTTTCGCTGAGCGACCCGCAGGAAACAACGTTACGTCAGGCGCTGCTGGAGTCCGTGGAGTTTCTTAACCTGATCACCGTGGCTGATGTCGATCAGCTGTCCGGCCAGGTGGTGTCCGTGGGGTCTGCTGTACTGCATACCGGGCGCAGTGAGAACGGGCGTTTTAGTCGGCGCGTAGGCGTTGAAGGCAATCAATACAAGCTGGTTGAAACGGACTCCTGCGCCGCGCTGCGCTGGGATCTGCTGTCGCTGTGGGCCAACGCGGGCGACGAAAACGAATTTTTCCAGCTGGTGCAGACCTTTTCAAACCAGGCGTTTGCGCTCGACCAGCTGCGCATTGGCTTTAACGGCACCTCTGTGGCCAAAACCACAGACGCAGAAGCTAACCCCAACGGTGAAGACGTCAATATCGGCTGGCATAAGCGCATGGAAGATTTTGAAGACGGCAAGCAAATCCTCACCGATGCCGTAACCCTGGGCGAGGGTGGCGATTATGCCTCTCTGGATGCGATGGCCTCTGACCTTATCAGCAGCAAAATCCCGGCGCAGTACCGCACTGACCCGCGTCTGGTGGTGCTGGTTGGTGCTGACCTGGTGGCCGCTGAGCAGTACCGCCTGTACCAGAAAGCTGACCGCCCGACCGAGAAGATCGCCGCGCAGATGCTGGACAGCACAATCGCGGGCCGCAAGGCGATTGTGCCGCCGTTCATGCCGGGCAAGCGCATGGTGGTGACGCCGCTCAGTAACCTGCATATCTATACGCAGCGCGGCACCCGCCAACGTAAGGCGGAGTTTGTTGAGGACCGCAAGCAGTACGAAAACAAGTACCTGCGCAATGAAGGTTACGCCGTTGAAGTGCCGGAGCTGTATGCGGCAATTGACGAAAAAGCCGTAACCATTGGCAATGTATCGCCACCAGTCGAGGGCTAAGGAATGGGACTTTCACCCGCACAGCGCCATAACAGGCGTATTGAGATGGAGCAAAAGCTGGCAAAGCAGGAAGCCATCAACAGCGCGACCAGCCTGCATATGCAGCTGCTGGCCCTGAATGACGATCTGGAGCGGGTGAGGTCACAGCCTACCATTGCTGAGCGCATCGAGATGAAGCGTAACGACCTGCTGCCGCGCTGGATGCCTACCGTGCGTGAGTACCTCGATGCCGGGAAGAACTACCGCAACCCGGTGTTTGCCTGGTGCGTAATCTGGCTGTTCGATGTGGGCGACCTTGAGCAGGCGCTCGATCTGGCTGATATCGCAATCAGTCAGGAGCAGCCCACGCCGGAAAACATCAAAAGCACGTTCCCGGCGTTCGTGGCGGATACCGTGCTGGCCTGGTCAGAAGATACGCTGGCCCGCGGTGAAAGCATTGAGCCTTATTTCTCGCGCACCTTTGAAAAGGTGACGGAGCACTGGCGGCTGCATGAGGAAATCACGGCCAAATGGTTCAAGTTTGCCGGGCTGATGCTGCTGCGTGACGGCAAGGGCGAGGCCCGCGCCACCGCGCACGACGATGTGGAACTACTGGAAAAAGCGGACGCGCTGCTGGCCGCCGCTGAATCCCGTCACAAAAAAGTGGGTGTGGGGACCATGCGTAAAACCATCGCTGCCCGCATCCGTTCGCTGAGCAATCAGCCATAACGACTACCGCAAGCCGAGCGGGCGCGGGTGAGGGCAGAGCTAACGCAATGTGCCGTGGACCCCGGTCAGCCCGCTTTTTTCGGGAGAATTGAATGTTTAGCGGCAAACCGATTGAGTACCAGGACGAACCGCTGACGAATAACGGTTTCTGGCCGGATATGAACCTGGCTGATTTCCAGCGGGCACGCGCTATCCCGGCAGATATGGACGCGCAGACCGTGGCAGAGGCGCTACTTGCCGCCACCGGAGAGGTCAACGGCGATCTGGCCAGCGTGCAGGAGAAACACCAGGGCAATGGGTTTGCCACTGCGCAGGCGGTGCCAGGCGTGCAGATGTCAGGACAAAACCAGCTGTGCGCCCAGTACAAAAAGGCGGTGTATGCCAGGGCAAAAGCGGACCTTATGGGCGAGTTTGCGTCCGTTGGCCGCCGCGAGTCGCATCCGGGACAGGAGAGCGATGAAACGCGCAACGGACTGCTGGCGGAATCGTCCATCGCGATCCGTCTGATTAAGGGGCTCAAGCGGGCCACGGTGAAAAAGATATGAGCCAGATTGATTCACTGACGGCGTTCATCACCAGCAACATGCCGAAGCGGGCCATGCTCTCTTTCAGCAGCGAAATCGACGCGATGAAGACTATCCCCGCCGCGAAAGATTACGGGCTGGGGCAGTACCGGCAGTCGATTATTCGCTATGACGCGGTGCTGTCATGGGACCGTTTCCCGCACCGGGAGTGCGATCCTCGCCTGCTGATGTCACTGCTTGATGCGTGGCTGGCCGGAAGTGAACGGGATTTGCTTGTGCAGGTAGGGATTACCAATGCCGATCCTGACTGGGATATCGGGGTGATTGACGACAATACATCCATGGTGGTGGTGACCGTCCCGATGGCTGAAGAGCTGGTGATAGTGGAAGACGAAAAAGGGCCCATCCCACTGGATGGTAAGCGCTGGCGGCTTTCAGATCCGGTTATCTGGACGGCACTCACGGCGCAGGTATTTGGCGCTGACGGCAGCGAAGCCAGCACGGGGGATGAATGAGCCTGTTCGGTGCGGAGATAAACGCCGCGCAGCTAAAGGAGATGCGCCGCGAGATTGCCGCGCTGGACCTGCCGCAGAAGAAGCGCCAGCGCTTTATCTGGCGAATGGCGAAGTACGGCGTTATCCCCGCCGCAAAGCGCAACGTGCGCAACCAGCAGGCCCCGGACGGCACGGCGTGGCAGGGCCGTAAGACCCGGCGCAGGGGGAAGATGCTGCGCAACCTGCCGGGCCTGCTGCACATCCGGGAAATGCCTGAGATTGACGCCGTGCGGCTCTACCTGCGGGGCGGGAACTACGGCGGTGTGAATGCCGGGGTGGTGGGCTACGCGCACCAGGAGGGCATGAAAACCACGGTCCGGGCGGGCAAGACGGTATCCCGTAACGATCCGGGGCGGATGGCCAGCCCGGCGCAGGCGAAAAAGCTGCGCAAGCTGGGCTATAAGGTCAGGCGCGGCGTGCGATGGCGCAAGCCGCCACTGAAAGAAATTACGGAAACAATGAAGTACGCACAGGCCGGGCTGCTGATCCGAAAACTCAGCGGCAAGGCGAGTAAATCAGCGTGGACTATTGACCTGCCGGCCCGTCAGTTCGTGGGGATGAGCAGCGATGATTTTAACAAGGCGCTGGCGCGTCAGCTTCAGGCCATCGGCTACGGGGCGGACGTCCGCGCACAGGATATCAGGGGAGGTGTTTAATGTGGCCAAACGTCACGGTAAACCAGCTTAACCAGTTGCAGGGCGAGACGAACGAAATTGAGCGCTGCGTTCTTTTTGTCGGTCGCGGCGCTGCAAACGTGGGTAAAACGCTGGCGGTAAATACCCAGAGTGATTTTGATGCGCTGCTGGGTGCAGCAGACACGATTTTAAAGCGAAACGTGCAGGCTGCGATGAGCAACGCCGGACATAACTGGGCGGCTTACGTGCATGTGCTGGATGGCAATGCGGAGAATGGCGCCTGGGTGGATGCTGTGCTGGCGGCGCAGAAGGTGGCTTCTGTTGAGGGCGTGGTACTGGTGGATGACGTCAGCGACAAAGCCCCGATTAATGACGCCGTGGCACTGCGTGCCACGCTGCTGGCGAAGTTCAGCCGCTGGGCGTGGTTCATCCTGTCGGTGCAGGGACCGCAGGCGGAGGAAAGCTGGGCGGATTATCTGGAGCGCCTGAGCGCCTTACAGAGTGGGATTGCCGCGCCGGGCGTCCAGCTGGTGCCGCGTCTGTGGGGGAATGAGCCGGGCGTACTGGCTGGCCGCCTGTGTAACCGGGCGGTGACGATTGCCGACAGCCCCGCCCGCGTGAAAACGGGCGCGGTGGCCGATTTGGGGCAGGATGATTACCCGCCTGACGGCACCGGGGTGGCGCTGGATTTGGCCACGCTTCAGGCGCTGGAGGCGAAGCGCTTCAGCGTGCCGATGTGGTATCCCGACTATGACGGGCTTTACTGGGCGGACGGTCGCACCCTGGACGCGGAAGGGGGCGATTATCAGGCGATTGAGTACCTTCGCATCGCGGACAAAGTGGCGCGGCGCGTCAGGCTGCTGGCGATTGCCCGCATTGCCGACCGTTCGCTTAACTCCACGCCGTCGAGCATGGCCGCCGCACAGCTTTACATGGCGAAACCGCTGCGCGAAATGTCAACGGCCAGCCTGATTAACGGCGTGCGGTTCCCCGGTGAGGTGAAATCGCCGCGTGACGGTGACGTGAGCATTGTGTGGACGTCACCGACAAAGGTCAGCATCTATCTGGTGATCCGCCCGGTTGAATGTCCGAAGCAGATCACCGTAAGCCTGATGCTGGATACCAGTCTTGATACTACGGGGGCGCAGGCATGACACAGCGTTTATCGGGTCAGTCTTTTGATGTGCATATGGACGGTGAGCTGGTTCACTTTGAGAAAGTGAGCCTGGACATCACTGACAACACCGCCGCCGTGCAGACGCAGGGCGTGCCGGACGGTTATGTGGCCGGGGACGTGGGGGCAGAGGGGGAAGTGGAGGTGAGCAGCAAAACGCTACAGCAGCTGACTGCCATCGCCCGCCGTGCGGGGTCGTGGCGCGGCATTTCCCCGGTTGATTTTCTGTTCTATGCAAAGGCCGGTTCAGAAGAAAACAAGGTGGAGGCGTTCGGCTGCAAGCTGGTGCTGAGCAACGTTCTGGATCTCGATCCCAAGGGCGGCGCTATCACTACCCACAAAATTAAATACTTCGTGACCGATCCGAAGTTCGTCAACATCAACGGCGTGCCGTATCTGGAATCGGACGTCACGGAAAACCTGATTAGTTAAGGGCGGGAAATGCAGGAAGAAAAAGGCGTCATGGCGATTTTGCTGCTGCTGTTTACGGGCGCACTGATCGCACTGGGAAACCTTCTGGTAAGCCCTGAGCAGGTTACACCCCGCCTTTTCATTGGGCGGATTATTCTGGGGTCGGCGGCCTCAATGGTGGCAGGAGCCGTGCTGGTGTGGATACCGGGCCTTTCGCTGACGGCCATTCTGGGTATCGGGTCCGGGTTGGGTATCGCTGGCCACCAGGCTATTGAGCTGTGGCTTAAACGTAAGGGCAGTACGTTACTGACGGGGAAAAAACCAGTATGACACTGAGTGAAAAACAGCAGCTGTTTACCGCGCTTGTGGCGCAGCTGATTAACTTTGCCGGAGAGAACGGGATGCGCCTGACCTTTGGCGAGGCGTACCGCACGCCGGAGCAGGCACGCATCAATGCAGGCAAGGGAACGGGCATCAGCAACAGCCTGCATACGCAGCGCCTGGCGGTGGACTTCAACCTGTTCATTAACGGCGAATATAAAACCCGCACCGAGGATTACCGGGCGCTGGGCGAATTCTGGGAATCTATCGGGGGCAGCTGGGGCGGGCGCTTTAAGTCTAACCCTGACGGAAACCACTTCAGCCTTGAGCACAACGGGGTGCGCTGATGGCACGCAGCACGCTGTTCTATGTGCTGGCCCTGCTGCTGGCGTTCGGTGCGGGGTGGCAGGCGAAGGAGTGGCAGCGCGACAGCATCGATCTGGTGACGGAACGCGCTGCTGAAAAAGCGGGCAGCAGGGCGGCAGAGGCGGCAACGTCCATCGCGAGCCAGTCAGCCCGCACGCTTGAAAACAAGCTGGAGGCACTGCGCAATGCGCCGCCAAAAGAGATATACGCGGAGCTGGCCCGGCCAGTTTTTGCTAACGATTGTCTGTCTGATGACTATATCAGCCTGTTCAACACCGCCACCGAAAAGGCAGAGCGTGCCCTTTCAGGAGAGCATGATAATCAAATGCCCGCTTCAGCTTCCGCGCCTCGCGGGAAATGACGGAAAAAGTGCCGCCAGTGCGCTGTTAATTTATCTGGAGTTATACAGCCAGTGCGCGGCGCGACATAACCAGCTAATCGACGAAATTTTACTGAGAGAGAAAATTAATAATGGCTAAATCAATTGTACTGAATATCGCTGGCGTGGATATCACCTTTAACCCTGATATGGCGACTTACAATAAATACATCAACGAAGTGGCGATGAATAATAAAGTTGCCCCGGCGCATAACTTTCTGGTTCGCACCGTTGAGGCAGACAGTAAAGAAGCCTTGCTGAAGTTTATGGAAATCCCCGGCGCTACGCTTCAGATTGTCGGTAAGCTGCTGGAAGAATACACGCCAGAGCTGGAAATTACGGTAAAAAACTAACCGAGCGGGTCCGTAATATAGAATCTAACGGACTCGAACAATACGTTATTTTGCGGCGTCACTATTTACCCCATGAGGATAATAGTGAGGACAGTCTCGCCGCCGCGCTGTGGCTGGATAATAGGCACTGGGAATATCAGCGTATTTCCGTGGCTAATGGCGTGGCGCTGGCATTTAAAGGCAAAGAATGAAATCACTGGAATTTACTTTATCGCTGATCGACAAAATCACCCGGCCATTAAAACAGGCGCAGGGGTCGGTGACGTCATTTGCCGATAAATCCCGTGCATCATTCCAGCGCATCGCCGTGGGTGGTGCGGGCCTGCTGGGTGTCGGTCTGGCCATAAAAGGGGCGCTGGGTCCGGCGATTGAAATGTACGACACGCTACAGGAACAGGCGGCGCGGGGTATCGATAGCGGCGCACTGAAAACCATCGAGCGTGATGCGAACACCTTCGCCATGACCTACGGGCGCAGCGCGGTGGAGTTCGTGCAGTCTACCGGGGATATCAATGCCTCGATTGCCGGACTGACAGCTAAGGAGCTGCCGCAGCTGACCCGCACGGCAAACATCATCGCCGCAGCGGTGGGCGGAACGGCGGCAGAGTCCGCTGAGTTTATGGGGCAGATGTTCGCCAACTTTAAAAGTTATGCGGACCAGGTTGGTAAGGTGCAGTTTGCTGACGAGCTGGCCGGAAAGATGGCGTACATGAAAAACACCTTTGGCACGGACATGGCCGCTATCAAGGATTTGATGGAGGGCGCGCGCGGGGTGGGTTCCAACTTCGGGATCGGGATTGATGAACAGATGGCCGTCATGGGCCAGCTGCGCCGCACGCTGGGCACGGAAGCCAGCAGCGCTTATGAAGGGTTCATGACCACGGCCACGGAAGGGGCCAAAAAGCTGGGGCTGAGCTTCAGCGACTCAGCCGGGAAGATGCTCTCGATGCCGGAAATGCTCATCAAGCTACAGGGCAAATACGGTAAGAGCATTGAGGGGAATCTTAAGGCGCAGGCCGAGCTTGATGCGGCTTTCGGGGACAGTTCGGCGGTGGTCAAGCAGCTGTGGGGCAATGTTGACGTGCTCCAGCGCAACATCACCGAGCTGGGCGGCAGTGACGGGCTGAAGCGGGCGCAGGAGATGGCAAGCAAGATGGTTAAGCCATGGGATCGCTTTATGGAAATCCTGACGGCCATCCGCCGCGTGATTGGCCTGACGCTGATACCGGTTATCTATCCGCTGCTCAACCGCCTGGCGGATATGGGGCAGACCTTCGCACGCTGGATGCAGATGTTTCCCAATATCGCCCGCGTGGTGGGCTACGCGGCGATGGCGGTGCTGAGTTTTGCGGCGGTGGGTGCAGGGGCTAACGTTGTCATGGGCGTTACCGGGTTTATCGTCAGAGGGCTGAGGGGCGTATGGGCGCTGCTGGTTGTCGTGGTTCGCTCCTATACGGCGGCGCTGTGGATGGCGCAAAAGGCGGTGGTGGCGTTTAACTTCATCATGAAAACCCTGCGCGGGGTGATGCTGGCCGTGCGCATGGCGGCAATCACTTCCGGCGTGGCAATCAACTTTATGAGCTGGCCTATTCTGCTGATTATCGGAGCGATTGCGCTGCTGGTTGCAGGTTGTTATTTGCTGGTCACGCACTGGGACAAGATAAAAGCTGCGATCATGAATACCAGCGCATTTCAGGTGGTGGCCAGCGCGGTGGCGTGGGTGGCCGGGGTGTTTAAACAGGCATGGGCGTTTATTGCTGATGGCTGGAACAGCCTGGAGTTGCTCATGACTGGCGCGTGGGACCGGGTAACCGCAGCAATCATGCAAATCGGCGCGTTTCAGGTGGTGGCCAGTGCAGTGGCGTGGGTGGGCGGCGTGTTTACAAAAGCCTGGGCATTCATCACGGAGGGGTGGAACAGCTTTATCGCGCTGCTGCAAAATTTCTCCATTATGAAAACGCTGGGGAACGTGGCCAGCGGCATTATGAGCGTGTTCGGCAACGTCTGGGCTTCGGTAAAGCGTACCGCCATGAGTTCATTAAACTGGCTGATCGAAAAGCTCAATATGATCCCCGGTATTGATATTGATTTAATCGGCGGCGTACCGGACCCGCAGCCCCCGGTGATTGATAACACGCTGTCAACGGGAGGAAGCCTGAATAATCTGGAGAAGGGCGGAATTAATAAAACGCTTTCCAGTAACAATAAGAGCGTCACGGATAACAGCAGGCGAATTGATAAGGTCGAAATTCATGCCGTGAACGGAATGTCGCCGGGGCAGTTAATGGAGTGGCAGGAGATGAACTGATGGCGGATTTATTATATATCGACCTGCTGATTAATGACGGTAATTTTACGCTCAATACGGGTAACGAACCAGTAACCTGTAATAACCAGCAAAGTATTGGACAGGATATCGTCCACGCCATTATTGAGTCCGGGCTGATTGTGGAGCTGATAGCGGAGCGCGGCCCGATACTGCGTGCGGACATATTCACGCAGCTGGAATTACTGGTTGAAAGTGATGAGCGAATTATTCCCGGTACGGTGGTTATTGAGGAAGAAAGCGCGAAGCGGTTATTTGTGACCGCGCAAACCTACGAATTCGGAACGATTAGCGCGGGGGTGACGCTGTGAACAATAAGCCAGAGGTGGATTTTACCGAGGTGCTGAAACAAAACGGCGTCCCGGTCACTGCTGACGCCGTTCGGCAGGAGTTTGACGCCATCGTTAAGAGCGAGGGAATTATCACCAACACATCGCGTATGTCACCGTTCTGGCGGCTGATTACGGCGATTGTGATTACCCCCGTTATGTGGCTGATAAAAGCCCTGGCCACCACGGTGATGGCCAGCATGTTTCTGGCCACCGCCAGCGGTTCCATGCTGCGGCTGCTGGCGTGGGCGGTGAACATCACGCCGAAGCCCGCCACCGCAGCGCAGGGTGTGATCCGCTTCATCAAGCAGGATGCAAAAAGCATGGTGACGGTAAAGGCCGGAACGGTTGTCCAGACTGAGCGTATTAACGGGGTGGTGTACGCCCTGATGACCATCAGCGATGTGACTATCGAGAGTGGCCAGGCGGATGCGCAGATTGCGGTGACGGCTTCCGGCACGGGCGGAGCGTGGAACCTTGCGCCGGGCTACTACCGGATTTTACCCGTAGCCGTGGCCGGGATCGCCCGCGTTGAAAACGGCGAAGACTGGCTGACGTCACCGGGTGCGGATGAAGAGTCTGACGACGAGCTGAGGGACCGCGCCCGCAATCAGTTCAACCTCGTAGGCAGTTATCACACTGACGCGGTGTACCGCAGCATGATCGCCGGAGTGGTGGGGCTGAGCACTGACAGAATTTTCTTTCTGCACGATGCCCCGCGCGGTCCGGGAACCGCTAACGCTTACCTGCTGCTGGACAGCGGCGTGACGTCTCAGCCCTTTATTGATGCGGTTAATGACTACGTGAACACCCAGGGGCATCACGGCCACGGCGACGACATGCAGTGCATGGCCATGCCGGAAACGCAGCACGCGCTGACCGTGAAGGTGTTTATCACTAACCCGGACAACATGACGGCAGAGGGCCGGGCGGAGCTGCTGGGCGGCGTTGAGAACCTTATCCGCTGCGCCTTTCGGGAAAACGGCAATTACAGCGTGCTGAAGACGTGGCCGTATTCGCGCTTTTCTTTCTCAAACCTTGGTCGCGAGATCCACAAAACCTTTCCGGTGGTGGATTCGCTGAAATTTTCACTGGACGACATCGTGAGCGGGCTGAGCGTGCCGCGCCTGTCGTCGCTGACGCTGAGCCTTGAACATGACTGATTTTAACAAAATGCTGGCCGGGATTACGTTGCCCTCGTGGATGAATCGCGGCGAGCCTGCCGCGCTGCTGCGGGCGGCACGCAGGTTCTGGGAGAAGGTCTGGAGCTGGGTTAACTGGCCGCTAAACCAGTTTGATCCGCTGACCTGCAGCGAGTCGCTGCTCGGGCTGCTGGCGTGGCAGCGCGACATTACCCGGTTTAACGGTGAAGGGCTGGCGCTGTATCGCAGGCGCGTGGCGTATGCCTTTATCAATGCGCGTGATGCGGGTTCCGTGGCCGGGTTTATCGCTATTTTCAGGCGGCTGGGGATTGGTTACGTCGAACTGCAGGAGCGCCAGCCGGGCATTGACTGGGACGTGATTACCGTCCGGGTCACGGATGGCCAGCTGTCTGAAAACCCTGAGCTACTCATGCTGATTATCCAGCAGTACGGGCGCACCTGTCGCCGCTACCGGTTCGAAGTGATTACGGCGAATAACATTGCGATCAGCGCCGGATGGTACGGCGGGGAATACATCGTTTACACCGCCAGCACGCTGGCCGCAACAGCCACTAACCGCGCCACGTTCGGCGCATCACTGGGGGATTAGGGATGTCTCAGACCATTATCACGCTGGCTTTTGAGCAGTGGAAAGCACGGCAGGCCGTCAGCGGCGCACCCGTGCTGCTGGATGGATTCGTACTGGCCAACGTGCCGGGCCTAAATCCGGCTGCGCCAATCAACCGCAGCGAAGGGTTGCCGCCTGCCGCGCAGATTGTGCATCGTCAGGACGTCAGCCAGGCGGGGGTTATCAATGAAAACGCGGTGGCCTATTCCGTGACGCTGGGCGCTGACGTGGGCGACTTTGCATTTAACTGGATTGGCCTGATTAACAAAGCCACCAATACCGTGGCGATGATTGTTCATGCCCCGGTGCAGCAGAAGGTAAAAAACGCGGCAGGGCAGCAGGGCAACGTGCTTACACGCTCTTTTGTCATGGAGTACAGCGGCGCACAAGCTGAGACGCAGATCACCACGCCCGCCGAAACGTGGCAGATTGATTTTACTGCCCGCCTGGGCGGTGTGGATGAGCGCCAGCGGGTTGAGAACGTCGATATTTATGGCGCTGCGGCATTTTTTGATAACGGCTACCTGGTGACGAAATCGGGCAGCAGTTACAGCATCGCGCCGGGCGTGGGGTATGTTGCCGGGCTGCGAACGCAGCTGGCCGCCAGTCAGACCCTGACCGTGACCACAAAGCCCGTCAAAGTCTGGCTGGACGTCTGTTTTAAGGGAACGCTGACAAGCGTCTGGGGCGTTGAGACGGCGATTAAGGTTGCCGCTACCCTGGCGGATTACGTGGCGGATGGCCGTCAGCACTACGTGTTTGCGGTGGCCAGCATTGACGCTGCCGGAACCGTCACGGACCTGCGCCCAAAAGGCTCACTGGCTGACCAGGCCGGAAGCAGCGCCTACGCCCGTAAAGACAGGAATCTGTCTGATTTAGACAGCATCCCTAAAGCGCGAGAAGCGCTAAAGCTGAAAGGGGCGTCGCTGCTGGATGTTGGCACCGCTGCCGGAACGGTGGCAGCGGGCGACGATTCACGCATTGTTAACGCGGTGCCAAACAAACGGAAAATTAACGGACACCCGCTGACGGATGATTTTGACATCACAGCTTCTGATGTAAAAGCGCTTGCGGTTACTTCAGTGCGCGCCCTGCCGAATCCATCGGCGGGTAACGTCGGAAATGCTAATGACTTGCCTACTAACTCTGTCAGCTTTGTATATTCGACTGCACCTAACTCACCTGAATTAACGGGGACGTTGCTTGATTTTGCGGGAGGGGCTAACGACTACAATATTCAGCTGGCCGCATCATACAGCGGCGGCTCAAAATTTAAATTCAGGACTAAAAATGGAGACCCAAGCTCAAAAGTTTGGAATCCCTGGTACGAGTTTTATCACACGGGCAATAAACCCACTGCCAGCGATGTGAATGCCATTCCTGACGGCTTGTCTGGCAGCGGTATAAATGCGCCAGCATGGAATGCGAAAAGCGGTTTGTATCTGTTGCAGATGGATGGATCATCCCAGATGGTTGTTCATCTTTGCTCAGGAGTGGGGAGTACCCGAGCCTTACAGATTAAAGCTGACTATAGGAACAGAAGCATATCGTATCGAAGCAGCCGAGACGGATTTGGATTTGAATCTGACTGGTCTGACTTTTACACAACAACTAATAAACCCTCTGCTGCTGATGTCGGTGCGTTGTCAACAGGTGGCGGTGCTATGACTGGTGCAATCACTGGAGTTTACAAAGAAAGCTCATCGTGGGCTGATCAGTACAGCACAAAAGCCCCTTTTTACGATGACTACACATCAACCGCAGGAAGCGCTTATCGACCTGTTATCAAGCAGCGAGCGACCACCACAGGAAATTCGTGGGCGTTTTCGATGGGGACTTTGGTCTCAGGCGGCGCACTCAGTTGGCATCTGCATATTCGTGGATCATCTGGACTAGATATTAATCACAGGTGGGCTACTGACGGAAATTACTACGCGCCTAACCAGGTTATTCCGGCGAGCTATGCCAATCTCGATGCGCGATACCTGGTTAAGTCTTCAGCAGTACAGGGAGTCAGGCTATCAGGGCGGACTTATATCGGCGGCAGAGGCGGAACGCTTCGTGCTCCTGCCGGATGTGTATTTACTGCAATTGGTGATTTTGGTGCGGATGACGGCTACGGGGAATATTCTGCACTTCAGGTCAATATTAACGGAACGTGGGCGACGGTATCGGGGCCATAAATGAAAAAATTAGGCAAGTTTACACTGTATACACCGGACGTAAATCCTTTTTTAGAAGACATTGTTTACAGTGAAATTGAGCGCGTGGAAGCAATTAAGTCTGTGCGACTCGCAGAAATTAAAGGAAGCCCCTCAGAGGTTAAAAATACCGATGAATTAATAAAGTCTGCGATTGAATTATGTGATGAAATTTTACGTGATTCTCTTGAATCGGTTGATACTGAAACTTTAAACAGGGTGCTTTTTTTCCGAAATGAAAAGGGTGATGACTGGTATTCTTTGCTGCCATCAATCACTAACAACAATGTAAAAATTGCCTATGACGGCGAAGGAATGATCCGCGCTTTAAGTCGCGATCCACAGTGCCTTATACCTTCGGATCTGAGCGTGGCGGTTCTGGCACCTTCCGAAGTGCCAGAATTGCTGGCAGAGGAGCTGGCAGCAGATGGCCCGGACCTGCTTCAGCGCTGGATGTTTAACGGGAAAAAAGTCACGCTATCGCCAGCGTATTTTCAGAGAAAACGCGATCAGCTGGTAAGCGCAATCAGTGCCAGGACTATGAGGTGGCAGACGCAGCTAATGCTGGGGATGATTAGCGAAGAAGACAAAGCCGCGCTGACCCGCAGCATGCTTTACATGCAGGCATTACAGGCGCTGGATTTATCAGCAGGCGATGGTATCGAATGGCCGGAGGTGCCGGATGTGGCGTGAAGCGGTGCTGGCCTTTCCTGATGATATGGCGGCGATCACCTGTTCCATTGTCCCGGCGCATCCGTGGGTGTACGGGCTGGGTCAGCAAACAGAGAACGGCGCGTTTCTCAGCCCGGTAAACGCCGTCAACTGGCTGGCCGGAAAACTGGCCAGCATGGGCGGCGATGCTGACTTGACGGTGTTTATGGTGTGCGGTGATTCCCATGATGCTTTTATGCAGGCGCTTGGATTACTAACCAGCGTTTTTCCGGCTCCGGCGTTTACGCAGGTGGCGCGGCTGGCGCAATCTTCCGCACTGCTTAACACGTTGAAAATGCAGCTTCCCGCGAAGGGGCTGAACAGCCTGCCGCCTTCGCTGCCGCTGTCGGTGCCGACCAGCCGCGCCGCGATGAATGCCCTGCGTACCGCAAAGGCTCAGCTGGAGGCGAGCGCGGGCACCAGCCTGGACGGTTTGAAAGCCCGGCTGGGCGAGTTCGCTGCCGAGCACGCCAGCCTACTGGACAGCATCAGCGCGGGGCTTGAAGACCTGAAAGGCAAATCAGCCCCCGCCTGGGTGTTTACGTCACGCGGCGATGTGTCCACTGCCGCCACCGAGCTGGTAAAAAATATCCCGCAGCCTTCTGCCATCTACACCGTGGCCATGATGTTTATCGGGGACGACCTGACGTCACTGGGAGGAATGATCCATGACATCAACAGCAACATTCGCCCTTGATGGTAAGGGAATTTTCCTGAAAAACATTCGGGTGACGATTTCCATGGCGTTTCAGGAGAAGGACCAGTCGGGCCAGACGTCAAGCACGGCCACGGCGGAGCAGGGCATCAAGGCAAAAGAGCTGCGCGTGTCCGGGCTGGTGCCGTTCAGTGAGCGCGACATGCTGAAGCAGATATTTGAAATGGCCAGCGCCCGCGACAAGGCCGGAAAGCTGAAGGTTTACCGCGTGGCGTGCATGGAGGCCCGCAGCGTGAATTTTCGAGAGGGGACGTTTACCGGGAATATTGACGCACCGCGACAGGATAAAGAAATGGCCTGGCTGGTGACGTTCACGATCAAAGAACGCCTGAGCGTGGACGAGAAAAAGCAGGCCCGCGCCGCTGGCAAAATCAGCGCGACAAAACAGACCGCAGACGGCAGCGGCTCAGCTGCGGAAGATGATGAAAAAATGACGTGGTTCGAGCGCAAGGTGCTTAAACCCGTGAACGACTCGCTGGGGTAGGGATGAAACCAATCAAAAAGCTGTGGCTGTCCGGTGATGTGGTTCACCTGGTGGATGTGAATATCGTGCTGGAGCTGAACGGCTGCGGGCGGGGGTTTATTACCGCAGAAACCGCACAGGATTACACCGGGAAAGTGGTCCGCCTCGATGTGGGTTACACCGATAAGGTATTACGCTGGTTTACGGGTTACGTTGAGCGCAGCCAGCCCGCAGAAAATGGCTACCAGCGGCTTTTCGTGCGCGAGCTGGTCGGGATTTTTGATCGCAGCTGGCCATGCTCGTTTCAGCACCCTACGCTGCGCCAGATTGCTGGCTGGCTGACGGAAAACAGCGGGCTGACGGTCAGCGTGGCCAGCGCCTCATATGCTGATAAGCCGATCCCGCACTTTACCCATTCGGGGACGGGCTTCCAGCTGCTGGCCAGTCTGGGCGCGGCGTTTGGCGTCACCGATTATCAGTGGTATCAGCTGCCGGACGGGGATGTGTGGCTCGGGGCGGCAGAGCACGCCCTGTTTGCCGGAAAACCCGTGGAGGTTCCGGCCGAGTTTGCCAGCAACGCAACGGCAGGCAATGCCATGACAATCCCGGTGGTGCAGAGCATCCGCCCCGGCGTGGAGCTGAACGGCCAGCGGCTGACGCGGGTCAGGCTGCACAATGACGAGCTGGAAATTACATGGACCTCGCGCAGTAAGGTTACGGGCAGGGCATCACAAAAATCGCCGGGACAGCGCCAGATTGAGAACGCTTACCCGGAGCTGGCTTCCGGCCTGCATCTGCCGAAGTTTGCGCGGGTTGAAGCGCCTGCCGAGTCGGTCAGCAGTGGCGATTTTGCCGATCCGTTCCGGCCACGGTACGCCGTTGATTTGCAGCTCCTGGACGCGGACGGCAACCCGGACGGCAGCACGCCGCTATATTCAGCCGTGCCGCTTCCTGTCCCCATGGCGGGAAACGATTCCGGCATGTTCCAGTTTCCGCCAGCCGGGACGCTGGTCGAAATTGGCTTTACCGGGGGCAGGCCGGATAAGCCCTTTGTCCGGCAGACCATGGCGCAGGGCAACAGCCTGCCGGACATAAAGCCGGGCGAGCAGCTACAGCAGCAGCGGGAGGAAGTTTCGCAGCGCATCACCCAGGGCGGTGACTGGGTGCGGAAAACGGACCAGGCGATCACGGAGTCTTCAATGTCGCGCAGCATCGAGGCCGACGACGAAACCCGCACGCTGATAGCGCGGGAAACCACGGTTAAGGCCACGGACAAAACCACCGTAGTGGGTAAGAGCACGCTGCTGGCCGGAGCTATTGAATGTGTCACGCTGGGCGACTATGCGCAGGCAGTACAGGGTAACCGGGTGGCCACTGTATCGGGCGACTGCAAAGCTAGTATTGCGGGAGGTAGTACCAGCGATGTGGCGGGCGACCTGATGGAAAAAATCGGGGGCATACGCAGCAGCGTCGCCGCCGCGCAGCAGCAGGTGATTGCGCCCGTTGTCTGGGTCGGCAGTCAGCAGATCAACGTGATGCAGCTGATGCTTGATACGCTCGATGTGGTCAGGCAGCTGGCGCAGCTGACGGCAGCCCACACGCACCCGGACACAGGTCAGCCGACGAACGCGGCGGCCATCGCGCAGACGGGTAGCAAGGCCGATAAACTGAAGACAAAGTACAGGCCGGTAATCGGCTGACCTCCGCCAGAAACCCAGCCCGCCCAGCGCGGGCTTTTTTACACCCATACCCCAGAGCCACCAGAACGCGCACAGCAAGGCGCGGCAGCGTGGCGGCGTCCGTATCAAACCAAAAAGGATTAACGCAGCAGGGTTGCGCACAGCCCGCCACAGTCTGACAAAATAAACGTGTCGGAGACAAAAACGGCACTACACCGCACCCGCCTGCCGTTTTTAGATCTAAAAGTTTTTTCAGTTTCAGATTTCTACAAACCACACCGCCAGCCCGCGCCGCCGCTGGGCCTTTGCGGAAAAACCCAAACTGAAAAGATTGAAAAGGATTTCAGCGTTTTTCAGTTTTCTGGATCATCAAAGGATCGCTTAAAAACCATAAGCAACAGATATAAAAGGGTTTTATATGTTTTATGTAATGGTCGCGGATCGTTTAGTAGATCTCTGCGGAGACAATGAAGAACCCGCAAAGCCATACTGGTAGCGGGTTTGGAGAGTTAGGCCGGATGTAATTCACTGAAAAAAAGAACTAAGGACCTTTTAGTTTTTGCTCATCCCAAGACTCTAAAATAAACATAGTCAACGTATGCGCTGCATTTATGGCTAGTCGCGCATGCCGAGGTTTTAAATTATAAATTTTTCTCCCGGCTCCATGTGCAGAACTCGCATGAGTTCTTAATGCGCCAATTCCATCTGTCAAAGAATAAAGCCCGCTTAAAATTCGTTTTAGATCTTCATCTTCAACAGCTTTAGTATCTAATCCCAATGATTCGCGCACTACCTTCCAAAGCCCCTGAAGATCTTGTTTGGTGGGTGGTGGTAGTTGCTCGTCACTAATGTAGACTTTGAAAGTGGACTCCATGATATTGCAAGCTGCAGAAACAGCTTCTCTAGGGTCAGTATGAATATTTTCTAATGCGCGAGAAAACTCCATCTCGACAGCAGGTATATTGCGTTTAGCTATAGCCTCTTTGAGAGTAACAGATGTTATTGAAGCACCCTCATTTATATGACCACCGGTAAGATAACGAAGCCCATATCTACTCAGCAAATCATTCATCTTATCTGCGAAACTGATCGAAGGTGGTTCCCAGCCAAATACTCTACCTTCCGTAGGTTCAGTTTCCATGTATCCTTCGATTAAACGACCAAGTATTGCCAGAGGGTCATCACATTCTTTGTTGATTCTTCTCAGCCATTCCTGAGCCTTGGCGACTTTTGATAAATCTGGCGCATCGCCTGGAGCATCTGCATACATGAAGAGGCTGTTCATTGTTGCGTGAGTTTCTGTGAAGCCCATATGTTCGGATAGAATCGAGATAACTGGTTGTGGAATTTGCCGTCCCAT